TTTCAGACTCATCAAGGACGTCCCAATAGACAGAAGAATACGCTCCATGTTTCTCCGCGATCTTATCTCCCGGTTTCAGTGGACCGCCTTTGTTTCCTACAGCATTTTTGTTACCAGGTTGTCCGCCTTTATGGCGAGCGTTCGTTTTTTTCTTTTGCGAGCGCTCGTTTTTTTTCTTTTTTGCATCCCCATCCCAATTCTGGGTTGATTTCCAGCGTCGAACTGTACTGGCAGGAACGTCCAACTTCTTGGCAATGTCAACAAGTTTCATCCCTCTCTTATACATTTCCTCAGCTTCAATGCTGTTGGGACTTCTTGCCCTTGCCAATGGACACCCCTCCCTTCCATCATATTATTTCGGCATATGCAAAAGGGAGAGGTTGCACTCCCTCTCCCCGCTTTTTGTTCTATATGCAATAGAACAGTATTAAATTTTTGTGATAAATTCAGCTTTTGAATAGCCCGTCACCCCTTTTGTCATCATCTTCAAGAAGTCTTCTTTTGAAAAATCAGACAAACGGAAGATCTCTTCCGGTCTCATTCCAAGCTGTTTTCCGATTTCTTCAACCGTTTTGCCTTCGTCCATGAGCTCTTTTACAATTTTCTTCATAGGTTCGAGCAAATGAGTACCTCTTGCCCTGTTGTGGGTAACGGTACCGTAAATATCTTCTGAATGCTCTTTATGTTCTACAATAACAACAGGAACTTTCCCATCCAGTTTAGAACATAACGGTTCCATTCCGGCAACTGTCCATCTGTGGAATCCATCGATGATCGTCATGTCTGGGCGAACAACAATCGGAAGTGTCCAACCATTCGTGAGAATAGACTGGATAAGCAGTTTCAAATTCTCCTTCGAAACTTTGTTCGGGTTGTAATCATTCGGTTTCAATGAGTCCCTGTTTACCCATTGCAGGGTAGATAATGGTGCTGATAATTTATTATCCATGTCGTTCTCCTTTCTTCGCATCACTGATGTAACGTCCATATATTCTCTGGTACAATGCCCGGAATGCCCTCATTTTGGGATCACCGGATATCAGTCCTTCGTATATATGCTTATAATCTGCATCGGTTGCTATGGCTGATACCGCCATAAAGAAATTACGGTATCGTTCTGCCACATGCCTTTTATGCGGAGTGTCGAAGAAAACGTCCATGTGATTAAAAAGATATATCAGCTCCTGCCGATAATCTTTCTGCTCCTGTCCTGCTTCCGCCTCTTTCCTTTTTCTGGAACTTCTGCCGAACATCTCGCTATCCCAATACAGGGCAGCCAGATAAGCATTCGGTTCTCTCCGTATAATCCGTTCCATAAGATCAGGGTAATACTCATTCATCTTTACAAGGCTTCTGGCCGTATCAACAGAAAAGAACTGAGATACCCTCATCTGTCTTTTACTTGATCCAGACTGCCAGAGAAACAGATATATCTCCGGGATATCGACATGGTTTCTCAGAAGAAACAGCCATACATCATTGTCTGTCCAGTCGTAGATTGGGAACACCTGTTTCTTTGCGGTCATTTTGTTCCCTGCTTTTGTCATTGATGCAATATTCTGAAGCCTCTGCACCGACTCTGCAGTTCGGATTCCAACCATTGTAATGCCTGACACGGTTGTTCTTGGCAAAAAATCCTGATAGGCATCGATTCTCGGCCGTAACAGCCTATGGTTCCTTATTGCAAAGGAAGGCGGCTGCCGTACCCAGACATCCTGTTTCGTAGAATCCCAACAGATAAATGTTTCGTCATTTGACAGTTCATTGAAGCAGTTAAAATGCTTTACCTCCACGCAATACCATTCAAACTTTGCTCCCATCATCATAAAGATGCGGCGCCATTTCCTTGTCATATCTTCCATACACGGAAATATTGCTTCTTCATCTATGAACTGTACGGTAAGCTGCTTCATATTGATCTCGCCACGGTTGGCCAGATTCACCATCAGCTGTGCCACGCACAAGCTGTCTTTTCCGCCACTGAAGGAAAAGAACACTGGCAGACCATTTCCAAATACATTTTTTATTCGGATTTCCGCAGCCTTCACAACATCAATGTTTGATTCACAGCGTTTTACAGCCATATCTTTTCACCGCAGTTCGGGCAGATAACAAACTTCCGGGTTTCTGTTATTTCCGGTTCTGCTTCAGTGGTACTCTGTCCTCCTGCTGTCGGATTATCCGAAGTGTTCGGCTTTTCCGAACTGTTCTCTGAATTATTGTCCGGCGTTTCTTCTGATACTGCTTTCTGTTCTCTCTTTTCATTTGCCTCTTTCATCTTCTGAATCTCAGATTCATCCAATGTGCCATACTCCGAGAGCTTGTCAGTTACTTCGTCCGCATCAGCGACCATCTGCTGTAAAATTTCTTCATCATATCCAGGGATATCCAGATCCCCCTGCAGTTCCTCAAGGAACTCATTCAGGGTTTCCAGATTGTCGATTCCAAGAGCATAGGTCTTATTATCTGCTATCATAAGTTTCTTCTTGTCATTCTCTGAAAGCCCTGTCTTTACATATACGGTTGCTTCCTGATATCCAAGACTTACCATAGCTTCGTATAAGCCGTTTCCGATCAAGATCGTATCATCTTCATCCACAACAATTGCTCTGGTCTGTCCGAACTTTTCAAGGGAGCGTTTCAGCTCTCTGATCTGCTGTTCGGAATGTATTCTAACGTTTTTCTTGGGATGTTTAAGGGCATCCAGCCTTTTTGTAGTAACGTTCATTTTGTCCTCCATTTCTGAAGGGCAATGGCTTCCGGCTGCAACCGGCTATTTGATAGCTTTTAAAAATTCTCTGGCTCCATCGAAATGCTGTGCCGCATTTTCAACTATGGTCTTATCAATGTCGTAAACTTCTTTCCAACCCTGCTGTTCTGTCTCCATGTACTGTCTGGCAGGCCATGGATGTGTACCGCATAAATATCCCTTCTCCCAGTCATATATAGGCGGGAGCTTCACATCATAATAGTGAATGTATGCAAGGATATCTTCGTGCCTCCACTCTGCAAGAGGGCTGTATCTGGTGATTCCGGCTGAATTAGTGTAGATATTATCTTTTCCAACATAATTGCCGTCTGCCTTTCTGCGTCCGAGCAGGAGTATTTCCAGCTGATGCTCTTTATAATATCGTGCCTGTCCCCTGTGCTGTACGATATGGAACCACTGTGCTGCCTTATTGCTTTTATCCGGGAACAACATATCCGGATGCTTTTTCAGCCATTCCATATCCTGTCCGGTATTGATAACCTCAAGGCCAGAAGGTTTATTCTGCTCTATCCATGCAATAAATGCCGGATATTCCAGATTGCACCTTACAAGGACGCTCTGATCAATGCCGGCTTTCTCGCATATCTCTCCAAGTACCAGGGAGTCTTTTCCCGCACTCCATGCATAGGCTGCCTTTTTCCCTTTGCATTTCTCTTTGATGTCTTTCACTGTCTTTTTCACAAGGGAATCCAGTTCTTTCTTTGACACCGTCTCTTCAATGTGATCAAGCGCATTCTTCCAGTCTTCATTATTTCGAACGGATTGTTTTCTACCGAGCATAGCGTCTCTCCTTTCCGGAAGCGGCCAAGGCGATAATTCCGCTCAACAGGACTGTCAGCAAGCTTCCTAGTGTTTTATATGGTCCACTATTCAAAACGCTGCCGTAGGCGAATACAGGAAGCCCTACAGCCAGTGCAGTAACCACACCTGCGATAATCCCTTTTGCATTCAGTCTTATCCCTTTCAGTGTCATGACTGTTGGAAGTAATGTTGACGCCCTCAGTGTGCCATAAAACAGAAACAGATGTGTCACTGTAATTCCCGGGATATTTGCAATCAGAATGCCAGCAATCAGAAGCACTGCCATTGCAGCTCTGGTCTTCCTGATGTCTTTTCCTCCTGCAATATCTGTCGTAAGCGAAGACACTGCGCACAGGTTGCTATCCACTGTAGACAGCAAGCCGGAAACAATCATGAAAAGGAACGGCAATACTGCCCAGGACGGGAAAAAGTGGCGGATCAATTCAAAATTGATGATTCCAAGGTTCTGTGCCTGATATCCTGCACCGGTTCCCATAAATCCAAGGATTCCCATTGACAGCGGAACCATTGCAAAAAGAACTGCTCCAAGAAGAAACGCTCTTCCCAGCTTCTCTTTTTTTACTGCAAACGCCCTCTGCCAGAAGCTCTGATCTCCAAACGGACCGGATAAAAGTCCGATTGTTGTCGGAAGCCCAAAGGCTAAGAAAATCTCTACTCCTTTTCCAGAGAAGAGCGTTGTGCAGTCTCCTGATATACCGCTCAGGCCCTGTATAATGCCCTGTGTTCCTGTATTTCTTACTCCGAATATTACAAATAGGCTACATGCAATAAGCATGAATACCATTTGAATAGCATCTGTAAGCATAGATGCTTTAATTCCAGAGAACAGCGAATAGGAAATTGCTATACATGCAAGCAGAATTGTCATGGTTTTGAACGAAATTCCTGTTACTGCACTAAGAATCTGGCTTCCCGCAAGAAGCTGAACTCCTGTTGACAGAACAGACAGTCCGATCAGCTGAAAGAGGTAAACTCTTTTCACTCCATCCGATTTGTATTTTTCTTTCATGTAACCAGACAGTGTCATTCCTTCCGGCATTTCCTTTCGTATCCTCTTTGCGAAAGGAATGAATATCACAAGGCAAAGAGCATTCGGGACCAGAAACCAAAATAAACCGACCCATCCGGTGGAATATGCTTTTTCAGTTGATACAAATAATGCCGGAGCCCAGATCCACGTTGCCGCAATGCTGAGAGCCGACATCAGCCAGTTTTCAGAACGGCTTCCAACGCAGAAGCGTTCCACATTTTTTTCTTTCTTTGTCAGGATCACTGTTGCCAGGATCATAATAACTGCATATACAAATAATATTGTTACTCCATTCATGCGTAATCTCCTCTAAAATATTTTAAAGGAGCATTCCCATCTTTCTATCCTTTCCTCCCTCCCAAGATTGCATTAAAAAAGCCACTGGTTTTTCCCCAGTGGCTCATGGCTTTTGATTAAAATTTTACTCGCATATCATACACCATTTTCGTTATTAAGTCAATGTTAAGTTAACAGTTTCCGTTATTCTGATTTTATTAAAAAAACTTCAAACCGTCAATTCCGAAAAACAGCGAAGATAAGCGCTCTTTCGCAATTTTGATATCTTCGTATACAGTGACCTTGCTGACCGAAAATTTTTTTGAAATTTCTGCAATTGTCATTGGCGTCTTTGATATGTAAAGGGCTTTAATAATCTTATAGCGTCTCTTATCTTTTTCCGATAATTTGCTACAATAGATACGGTATACATCAAGCATTTTGTCAATATGCTGCACCATGATAGCGGTTCTTTTGGCCGAAGTTTTGATGCTCTCCACTATGACCTTATCATCTTTCATGGTCATGATGTCTTCCAGTACCTCTGTAACCTCCCCTTCCTTGGACTTGTAGACGGCATTTTCGTAGCTCGCCTTTAAAGTTCTGTAATTTCTAAGGAGCAAATCGGTGTTATGCAAACGACGATCAATCTTCTCCTTCTCGCTTTTTCTCTGCCCTACCATCATTGCATCAGACGCAACCTGTGCGCCGGCAAGGGCAGCCTGCTGAATCATTGCATCAATTTCCTCTTTTGTCAGTGCTACGAATTGTACTTTTTTCTCTGTGTCCATGCCATACCTCACAAATATTTCTTTCCTGTTTCCGGATCCTCAAATCGAATTCTGTCGCAAAGTTTAAAATTAAATCCTTTTGCCAGACGTTTCACCATTTTCACGAACATATCTGCCTCGTTGTCTCTGCGTGTCCAGTCAGATCTGAAAACCTGCGTCTGAGGTTTTGATGCAGAGCAAATTGCATCATGAGCAGTCTTGTCCTTGCATCCACTGGCATTATAAAGTGTTCTGTCCATGCTGTCCCTCCCTCGATTTTTTTAGGAATCCACTTTTATATCCTTCCCATTGTTGATCGGTCATTCCCGGTCCCAGTAAGTCCCTCACGGTGTCAAGTGCCTGCTTTGTTCCACAGTCAGGACATATTTCTGTTTTCCGATCCTTTCTTGATACTGCTGGTCTGGTGCTGTACTGCTGCCCACATTCAGGGCATATCTTTCTTATTGCCATTGTCCCCACCTTCCATATCCAAAAAATCTTCGATGTTCATTTGCCCAGGTACGCTGTAGTTTTCCCAGTCAACAGGATTCCGGTAATAATGTGCAGTAAGGCTGTTCCAACATTCCGGTCCATATCCTCTTTTGATACTTTCCGGATCCGTCAGTTTCTTTCCGCACTTCTGGCATTTACTGTACATATGGGCTCCCTTTCTTTACTCGTCTGTATATGTTTCATACTCTAATCGAGATATTGGAATTACCTTTTCTTCCGGCACATTACACATATCCGCAATGCTTTTTTTCTGTTTGCTCACATATTCTTCAAGGTCGATAGTTTTTGCGTTAATATCAACATTCAGTCGCATATAACCATCGTCAAAGTTGTATAATTCTGCATCCAAGATTTTATAATATGTGCTGACACTGCACTTCATCGCTTTTCCTCCTGTTTTTCTTCTTCTCTTTTTCCACACATCAGCTCAATAAGCCACTTTTCCTGCTTAACCAGGTATTCGTACTTCCACTGGAGCAGAGCCTGATCCAGAGCATGATCTGCTATATGAAGCTGCATTTTCACAGAAGAAATTCTCATTCTTGTTTCATCGATCTGTTTCTGAATCCTCGCACAAATCTCTCCGTACTTGGATGCTTCACTCTCTTTTCTCACTCTTTGTGCTGCTATCGCACACCATAATGTAAAAAACGCTCCTACTGTAGCAGCTCCTGCAATATAAAATAATACACTTCTCATTTATTCACCTTCTTTCTTTACTAATTCATCAATTTCATGCCCTATCGGTTTCCATAAATGCAGGCAGTTTTCAACATGATTTACATATTGGCTCTTCTTTGGGTGAATCTGATACGCTTCCTCTTCCTCGCCAAAGAAAACGTCTTTCAATACGCACATATCATTCCAGATTGGGATATTGCATCTCTTTTTCGGTGAAACCGATACATGTTCGTAGCCATTCATGCAGTCCCAAATGACACTACTGGTTCCGCAATCTGGCAATTTGATCATTGCCGCATGCGCCGGAAATATCACCTGATGGTTCCAAATACGATGGTTTTCTAATATTTTTTCCAAGTTTTTCAAATTACTCGCCTCCCACTATTTTTTCAAGACACTCATTCCATCCATCTTCGTATCCAATTTCATACCCTGTTGCAGTTTTAGGAGCTTTATGTCTTTCAAGTTTTTTGCCTTTGCAATCCCATTTTATCTCCCGTAATATTTTCCACAATTTTTCTACTTCCGGAGATCTCCACGCAACCATACAATATGTATGTGCGTCTTCTGAGTAATGATAATAATTTCTCTCAAGATGTTCCCTGGCTTCTTTCTCTGTAAGAAACATCGTGTTTGGGTACATAAATGGTCTGATCGAAATACCAATTATCATGGTATCGTCATGTCCATTGTTGGCAAGAAATTCATTCACTTCCTGCGTTGACAAATCCTCATACACTTCTTCTCCATCCTCCATATACGTCAACTCGAAATCCTGTGTATGCCCTGTTTCAATTCTACAGTTTTCCCTATCGATATTGTTGCCTGGCAAGATGTTATCATTGAGATACTTCACCGTTTCTTCCGTTGTACTTGT